GGCGCGGTCGGCCCATCGTGCAACTCGCGTTAAGAGGAGTAAGTAGATAGACTATGCCAGTTTCAGGCGCCGTCGCCAGCCTGGAAGGACCGCCCGCGACGCAACGCGAGCCCACCCGCGCAGTGAGTAGTTGACGTAAATAACATAGTGCGATCCTCGCTAGACTCACCCAAACCAAAGCACAAAAGAGGCCGGGGGCCGGGGGTATGCTGCTTCGGTGGCCTTGTCCTGCATTCGTATCCCCCTTATCCTACAGGTAGTCTTGAAAGGGGCGTTGGCAACTATACGGGCCGTCTGGGGGTAGGTGCGTACCTTCCGGATCGGGGTGCAACCGTGCAACCGGCACCTCTTCGGCGACCGGATCTGTATCTGATAGGGGCTCCAGGGTCGGTTGCACCGGCGGTTGCAGTGGCTGTGCAACCGGTTCTGCAACCGGTGCCTCAGGTTCAGGCCAGCTTCGCGCCTCCGGCACCGGTTGCGCCGTTGCGCTGATTTCCGGGTGACGCACACCACAACGTAGCAGCGACGCCTCTGGCAGGGCAGGCCTGTCCTCCCCTTGACAGGCACCCTAAGCTAAGCGTAAAATCCTGAGTGAGAGGCCGCGCCCTCGTTGGTGCGGCCATCTGCATAGGTGGCCCCCGGCGCGGCGGGGGCTGCCGCATATTGGAGGAGCGGATGCCCAGAACTACCAGACGAACGCGGGCGACAGCCTCTAGGCGGCGCAACGTTCTACGCAAGACCTCCCGCGGGCTTAGTAAGACGGAGACCACAGAGCGCAGGAGGCCGTCGAGAACCCGAAAGGGGCAAGTGAAAAGGTATTAGGGGCCATGCCCGCAAAGACTGCAAGGCAGCGCCGTTTCATGGGTGCCGAGCTGGGGCGGAAGCGCACGGGGAAGCGCACCAGGACCGGCATGACAGAGAGCCAGCTTCGGGACTATGCACGCAAGCCGAAGCGGCACCGGAGGCAGAGCCGTTGATGTGGGTCAACCGGCCTTTTCTTTGTAGGCTTGCCCTTCACAGGCCCTATCAGAGCCTTAGCAGGTCCCGCGGCGGTCTTATTCGGCAGTGTGTGCGTTGTGGCTACATCTGGGAGGTGAAATGACGACTGAAGCCCCCACTAAGAACCTTGGCGGGCGTCCTCGTGAGCACACCATCCGCAACGAGGACCGAAGGCGCGACTGGGAGCAGGCTAAGGCCGACTTCCTTGAGGCCTTCAAGGAGCGCGGCACCATCAAGGGTGCCTGCCAGATTGCCCGCTGCGCCCCGAAGACCGTCACCCTCTGGGAACGGGAGGACGAAGAGTTCCGGCTTGCCTGGAAGGCCGTCAGGGACGACCTGGCGGACGAGATGGAAGGAAGCCTGCTGGTCCTAGCGCGGAGGCTCAACGACAGCAACCTGGAGAAGGGAGACAGGCGCAACTGCCTCTCGGCCACCATCTTCCTCTTGAAGGGTATGCGCCCCGACAAGTGGCGCGAGAACTACCGCTACCAGCAGCACCGGATGCAGAAGGCGGAGGAGAGTGCCCTTAGAAACCTTAGCGACGACGAACTCAAGCGACTCCTCGCAAGTGCCCCGGCAGGCGATCCTGGCGGAACTGGCGAGGAGGAGCCTGGTGTGGTACGGGACCTTCGTCCACGGATACAGCCCGGCGGCGCACCACAAGGAGTGGATTGACGCCCTCGTGGACGACTCTCTGGGGCACACGCTTATTGTGGCCCCGCCCAGGCACGCCAAGACGACGTGGCTGATGATGTATTGCCTCTGGTGGCTCGGAAACCACCCGGAGAAGTCCGTGGGCTACCTTAGCAACACTGCCACCCAGGCCTACCGGCAGTCTATGGCCATCCGCGACACCGTTATGTATAGCCCCGAGTACAAGGCCGCCTTTCCTAACGTGCGGCCCGACGAGAAGCGGAAGTGGGCAGCGGACGAGTGGTTCCTGGAGAGGAAGGAGACCATCCGCAAGGACGCCTCCCTTACCGCCTCTGGCACGCCAGGGCCGATCCTGGGCTCGGAGTTCAACCGGCTCATCTTTGACGACGTGTGCGACCAGGAGAACATGGCCAGCGAGAAGATGCGGCAGAATACACTCGACTGGCTCTCCATGACTGCCATGAGCCGCCTCTCACCCGACGGCCGGGCGATCTGCATTATGACCCGCTGGCACCACGAGGACTGGGCCGCCTGGTGCATCAAGCGCGGCTGGCACCTGATCCACATGCCCGCCATCGGCTACTGGGAGGAGGGCGCACCACTCTGGCCCGACGAGTGGCCCCTGCTACGCCTGGGGGAGCGGCTGGACGACCTGGGCTCGTGGGCCTTTGAGGGTATGTATCAGGGCAGGCCCACACCTCTTGCGGGGGCCATCTTCAAGCGCGACTGGTTCCGCTATTACGACTTTGTGCCCGACCTCCAGATGAAGGTTTGCTCTTGGGACACCGCCTACAAGACCGGCGAGCAGAACGCCTACACGGCAGGGGTTGTCTTCGGCGTGGACGGTAGCGGGAACATCTACATCTTGGACATTACCCGCCGCCGCATGGAGTACCCGGACGTGAAGCGGCAGATTCCAGCCGTGTCCTCGGAGTGGGGTGCCCCCACGGTGCTGATAGAGGATGCCGCCTCGGGTCAGGCCGCTGTGCAGGAACTCAAGAACACGCCCGACGTGAATGTTATCCCCGTGCGGGCCACGAGGGACAAGGTGGCCAGGGCCAACGCCGTCGCGCCGCTCTTCCAGGCTGGGCGGATATACCTGCCGTCGCCAGAGTACGCCGCACGTAAGGGCATCCGCTGGGTGCAGCCCTATGAGGCCGAGCTGCTGGAGTGCCCGAACGGCAGATTCTGGGACCAGGTGGACGTTACGGCGCAGTTTGCCGACTGGTACCGAGAGAGGGCGCTGGGACGCCCAGAGCAGGTGAGGTTGAGAATTGTCGCCCGAGCCTAGCACAACCAAACCGACCGTAAAGGAGATTAGGGAGACATTGGAGGGCGCGCGGCAGGAGAGCGCCACCCGCGACAAGGTAGACGCCGAACTCTTTGGCCTCTACGACCAGCAGAACGCCGTCAAAGGCCCAGAGGACATAGAGATCGAGCTGGTGCGCTGTGGCATCGTGACGGAGGTGATCAACCAGTCCAAGGGGCTGTTCATGCTCCAGAGGCCGCAGGTGAACATCCCGCCGCGTGCCATTGGCTCGAAGGCCGAGAAGAGGAGCACAGAGATTGAGCAGTTCCTGAACCTTCTCCCCTGGAAGTTGGAGGAGGAGGCTGGTACGCCTATCTACGAGCCCTCCATCCTAGATGTACTGCTCTACGGCCACGGGGGCTGGAAGAAGCTCTATGCGCCCCACCACTGGCTAGGCTATCCGAAGCGACAAAAAAACGGGGACGAGACAGAGGAACCCGCCGAGGACTATACACGCCGCACCGACGAGTGGAAGATGTCGAACCCGCTGCCCATGATCTGGCGGCGCATTCCCGTGAACGCGAACGAGAGGAAGCGCACCTTCGGGGCTGCTGCCTACCCAATCTACGGCGATGACGGTCTGCGCGAGTTCATTACCGTGCGCACCGTGCGCGTGAGGGACATTCTGGCGAGGAGGCCAGATAGCGACACGGTGAAGGAACTTCGAGGCCGAATGTCCATGAGGAAGGCGGGGCTTGGGAGCGAGGTCGAGCTGATTGAATGGATGAACAAGGATTGGATCGCCTACGTCGTCCAGGACAACAACGCTCGGCGGGAGGAGTACAAATACATCCCCCTGGAGACCTTCGCCCACCATCTCGGCGAACTGCCCGTTGTCTGGATAGAGGGGAACACCCCGCACGCGCTCTCGATAGCCTACCCCATGCGCGGAAACGCCCAGACGCTGGACGACCTCGTTTCCCAACTTGCCACTGGGCACCGTCTCTACAATTGGCCAACTCCCGTGACGAAAGTGACGCCAAGCGCAGCGGCGGCGACAGGCCGACCGCCCGAGATCCAGGTCAAGGGCGGCAAGAACCTTACTCTCTTCACCGATGAGGAGATAAGCTTCCTCGAACACAAGGGCGCAGGACCGGATTCCGACAAGCTGATCAGCCTCATGCTGCGCTTCCTGGACCGCCTCGGGCCATCCTCAGTCATCCTCGACCAGACAGCGCCCGACGCGAGCGGTTACGCCTTCAACAGCCGCTTCCATATCGCCAAGACAAAGCTGAACGCCGTGAAGCTGATGCTCACGAACGCCTGGCAGAAGGATGCGCGGCTGAACATGAAGATCGTTGAGGTCGTCGGCGAGCCGATCTACCTCTACCGGAGCGTTGATGGGGACGAGAAGCAACAGGCGGGCTGGCTAGAGGCCAAGCCAAAGGACATCGACGGCTACTACAACGCCCATGCAACCGTCGAGGCCGTGCTGCCACAGGACCTGCCCAGGAACGCGCTTGTGGCCCTACAGGTCACACAGCCAGGACCGGATGGCGAGCGGCTGATGGACCGGGGGTGGGCGCGTGAGGTGCTGCTGGGCCAGGGCGAGAACGACAGGATACAGCGGCGGATCGCCCTTGAGGATCTGCGCTCCAACCCGATGTACAAGGAGGTTTACCAGGCCCGCGTCTTCGCCGAGGCTGAGGAGGAGATCGAGGCCGCAGAGATCGCCGAGGCCTATAGCCAGCTCGGCGTGCCGACCACCGCGCTACCGCCCGCCCTCCAGATGGCCATGCAGCAGCGGCGCCAGGAGGGCCTTGGCGGGATGATGGTGGCCCCCGGCGGGCCGAACGTCGCCGCTGAGATCGCACAGCAGCAGATACCTGGCGAGAGCGTGGGTGGGCGGGCACCCCGCAGCACGCTCGGCCAGGCCGGATATGGGAGGCGGCAGCCCACCAGGCAGCCGACCGCACCATGACAGAGTTTCGAGAAGACGTGAGACAGCTCAAAGAATCCCTCCTCCAGGACATTGAGACGGGGCGCGAGGCGATTGGGGCCGTCCCTCCAGGCACGGAGAAGGTGCCACAGAAGGAATTGGTGGAGGAGTATCGCCTCACGCGGGAGAGCCCAGTGCTGTGGCGCATGAAGATCGCCGAGCGGGAGCTGAAGCTCCAGCGGCGCGGCTACAAGCGCGCCTCGGAGTACGCTGAGCTAGAGGTGGCGCTCTACGCCCGCGAGATGGAGAAGCTGATGGCCAAGGAGGCCGAGAATGCCTGAACCAAGTAGAACGCCACTACCAAGAGGGGCACCTACGCCAGCGCCGATGGGAACGCCCATACCTGGCGTACCAAGCGTGGGGGAGATTCCAGATTGGTGGAAAGGGCGCTTACCCGAGTCAAACGTTGAACCAGTCTCTCAGGACGTTGCTCGGCTCCAAGCTGCGGCAGCCAATATGCCTCGCGCCGCTGCCTCTGGCGGCACGGTGGACTGGCAGCTATGGGAAGAACTTGTCACAACTTATGGCCGCGAAGACGCGATGGCCATAGTGATGGGAAGGCCAGGTGGCACTGAGTGGTTGGTGTCTCACGGCATAATCGACGATCCAACCGGTGCTGGTGGTGCCGCTGGCCCCTCCTGGCGTCCTGGCGAACTCGAACTCGAACAGGAACGCTTGGCCCTCCAAGAGCGACAGGTCAACATGAACCGCATAGCGGACGAGCTGGAGGGCCTGATCCGCGCGGGCGAGGTGGACCGCGAGACGGCGCTCACGCGCTTCCAGGCGCAGGTGCAGGCCCTGAGCGAGGTGCCGAGCGCCGTGAGGACACTTTCTGAGTATGCCGTGCCTGAAGGCACCACTCATCTGCCTGGGTTTGAGCCTGGGGGCCTAGCAGCCACGATAGCTGGTAAGACAGGGTTGCCCCCAGAATCTGGGGTTATCTCAACCCAGCCATACCCCGTGGACCCGATGGCAGCCTTCAAGTTTGCGGGCGGGGCGCAGCTACCAAGCCCGATCTCGCAGGAGCAGGCGATCCAGCAGGCGTTTGAGCAACTGAGGATGGCGTGATATGGCAATGGCAGACGTAGAGGCCCTGCTGAACGCGGGCCTGAGCGTAGAGCAGATACAGCAACTCCACCAGTTGATGCAGATGTACGAGTCGATGGGCTACAGCCCTGACCAGGCACAGCAGATGATCGGTGGCGGGGGCAACCTCAACCAGGCCACTGGTTGGGGCTATATGGACCCCAAGGTGAAGCTTATTCTCGGCTGGCTCTCCAGTATGCTAGGCGCGGGCGAGATGGCAGGCTACGTGCCCAGCGACTTACTGGGCACCAGCGGCCTGATGCCCACGCTAGCCCGAGAGCAATATCAGACGGGCACCATGTTTGACCTAGCAAACCTGATGGCAAACCCGCGCGACATGGCGCAGCTCGCTCAGCTTTCACAGCTTGCGGGCGGCACGCCGTTCGGCACTGCGGCGGCAGAGGGTATGCCGCTTACGGGTGAGGGCTTCCAGACGCTTATCGACAACCTTCTGGGCTTCATTCCTGGCGCTGGGGGTGGTAATGGTAGCACTGCGCCAAGCGGGACACAGGGCCTCGTGCCTGCGGGCGCTGGAACCGCTGCTGCTGCCGAGCAGTATCCCAAGACACAGGGCAGGAATCGGATCGTTGACCCAGAACACTGGGCGCTGGGGGAAGGTCTCCCGGCCGACCTGGAAGCGAAGATTGCCGCTGCTGATAACCCAGCAGCAAAGCGGGCCGGATACGAGCACCTGCGAGAGATCGTAAGGAAGATAGCTAGCGGCAGAGCGGGCAAGATTTGGGGAGCAGGGGCTAATAAGGCAGCGATAGAGAAGGCGAGGCAGGCATTCCAGCTTCGGACAGGCCTGCCTGGAGGGTAATCCAAATGCCAATACCAATGCCATCTCAGATTCGGCGGCCGAGCTTTCAGCAGTTCGGCGGAGGCCGTGGCATCATGCCGATGGGCGGCAAAGACCCCCTAGCCCCCGATTACCCCAGAGGACCCGTTTTAGGCGGGGGAGAGCCACGTCAACCAGGCCCTACTAGGCCTACAGAACCCTCTCTTCCCTCGCAACCTCCTGCTGGCGGGGCGCCGCAAACCACTGCTCCAGAAGGCTACCAGCCGCCTTACAGCCTGTCTATGCAGGCACCTGACACCATACAGGCCCTCATCTCTATGTTGCTGGAAGGCTTAGTTCCCGCGCCCAGTCGTATGCGGGCCAGTCTCTACCAGGGACTCCTGCCGTTCCAGCGCGAGATGCTGTATGGCGGCGCCTCTGGCGCGGGCGCACCGCCTGAGAGCTACATGGCTTCGATGATGCGCTACTGGCCAACCGCCCCCAGGCAAGGGATCGGCTACTGGTACTAATGACGACCAACTGGTGGGAGGTCAAGTCACCACAGCGGAGGCGCGAAGACCAAGCGCGCCTCTTTCGCCGCGACGTTGACGCTACGCTCTTTCGGGGCGAGGCCCAGATCGCCATGCTCCCCTACCAGGAGCAGATTCGGCGTGAGAACGAAGCCCTGAAGTTCCGCCAGGATGTAGAGGAGGTCAAGAAGTCGGGCGGCGGCGGTTTCTTTGGTCGGTTCAAGAGTGGCCTGGG